TAGTCTTTCATAAATTCAGATATTGCTTTGGCAACGTCATCAATCATTGAAACACTTACTCTCAGTAATTTTTCTGGAGAAGTGTCTACATCTAATGCCTGTAGCCATTGTTCGTCCAATGCATTTTCAGAGTCAAATAATACTACCTGACATCCTTTATCTTGTGCATTTTTTACAATGTTTCCAGAACATATAAATGATTTACCAGAACCTGACTCACCTGCAAACACACTAACTTTACCTAGTGGGATACCTCCTTGGAAGTCCCCACTTATTAGATAATCAAGTGTTTTGTTACCAGTACTAATCCAATCTCTAGGGTCATGGAAACCAGCACTGATTCCGGTTATGCTTTTTGTCAGTCCAGTTCTGAACTTTGTTAAGTCAAAAGGTTTTTGCATGTTATCTCCTTAACTAGATTGTCTGTTACGAATCATATTAAGAATGTCATCTGCTGACTTCTTACCTGCATCACCTTCTGCTGGAGCAGTTACTACTGGTTCAGCCGCTGGTGCTGGTGCAGTTTCTACTACTGGAGCAGTTGTTTCTGCTACTGCTGGTGCTGGTGCCGTTACAGGTGCCACACTCTCTGTTGCAGTTGCTTGTACAGTTTGAGCTGGAGCCACAGTTGCCTGTGTTTGTGTTCCAACATCAAGTCCATAGGGTTTGTAAAACTGTCCCCATTTTGCTGGATCATACAGCTCTCCATCAACACTTGCCGCAAACATTTCTGCTATAGCCTGTACACCTTCAGGTGTTGGTTTAGTAGGAATGAAATCATTCAAGTTATACAAACCATGTGTATCAATTGCCGCCAATTGTTCTTCACTTAGAGCAGTTTCTTTTCTTGCCCATTTGGAAGTACTATAGTCTGCATACTGTCCTTTTGTTGTTTTTGCTAATCTAAAATCAGTACCTGCAACATAGTCTGTTGGTAGGTTTTCCATGTCAGGATCCATGAGTGCTGATTTAATTATATTGAATATTTGTGGTCCAATTACAAAACGTCTTATTGGATTTTCTGGAGCCTCTTCGTTTAGTGGATTTTCGTTTACAAATCCTTGGAAGATATAACTTCTTTTTTTCCAATATTTTCGTCCCATGTCCTCTAATGAGGGATCTTTAAACCAAGGTCTAACCTCAGTTAAGACTGGACATGTTTCTCCTGAATACATTTCCATACAAGGAACTTGTACTGTGGTTGGTTTTGCTTCTCCACCTACAATTCCTGGAAATGTTAGTCTTATCATTTGTCGTTCTACCCAAAAGAACGTGTTGTTTGGATCTGAGTCAGGTAAGAACCTTAAAACGGTACTTGTTCCTTCATCGATGTTCCAAAAGGGGTATATTGCTTTGTCGCCTTGAGCTGGGGAACTACCTTTGGAATTGCTTTCCATTGATTGTAGTTTAGCTCTTATTTCTGCCAATGATGCCATAATGTTTTCTCCTTATATGTATGCCATGTTTGTAATATTTTCATATTACTTGTGCCTTAATTATATTGCCTTGATGCAAAAAAGTCAAGTACTTTTTGCAACTATTGGAAAAATAATTTATCTTTCCAACAAATTTATTTATCTTTATAACTGTATATTATACGTCAAAACGGTCCATAAATGCTTCATATGACTCTGATGCTGTCATAGGAGCACTTTGTACATTGTGCTGACCTGCACTTAATAAACAACTTTTAACTGCGCCATACTCGAATTGACTAAGTTGTCCACCAGCATTAAGTTTATTACTAATGCTATGTAAATAATTTCCTAAAGTTTCATCTTTTGCTGTATTTCCTAAACTGCTAACTTTATGACTTAATTGTTGATTTATACTTTCAAATTCTAATAAATCATCTTCTGCTAACATATCTTTAAGACCTGCAAAGGACTCTGACTCTATTGCTGTTGTAATTTTATTTTCAAAACTTTTTCTTCTGCTAGTCATTGCTTTGAGACTATCCATTGCATTTGCAACTTTGTCATCAAAATGTGTTTCTGTAAATTTACTTTCTAAATCTATATCATCTTGCAGTAACTCTATATTGTTATAATCTTTTACACTCTCTACTGCGTTTGCATATGACTTAACACCACTTAATCTCTTAAATGTTGTTTTGATATTATTAATATTCTCCATTGCTAATGTAACAAACTCTTGGTTTTCTTCATTAACAAGTTTTGCTTTGCGTACATAACCTATAAACTCTTTAAGTTTACCAAATTCTTTTGACATATCAGTAATTGCTTCACCTATTTCATCAAAAGTTTCTCCGCCATTATGTAAATGACGTGCCATTGCTCTGGCGGCTTGTAGATTATTTTCTGCCATTTTAAACTTTTCTTCACCACGTTGTATTAATATACTGTGGATATTTCTGCTTCTGGCACCACGTACTTCTTCATTAACGTCTTTGTTGTGCCTTACAATAATTTTTACACTATCTGCTAAAGGTTGGTAACTAGATTTTCTACTACCAGTCATTCTACCTAAACTTGCTTCTGTTACACTTAGTGGTTTAGTTAGTTCTTTACCTGCAAATTTTTGTACAGTCATTCTATATGCTTCTCCGGCATTGGCTTTTGTGCCTCTTTGTTTTTTAACTTCATGCCACATATCGGAATAATATTCAAAACCTTCTTGTCCATAATTTTTCTTTACTTCGTCTGTATATTTTGTAAAAGAATTCCTTGCATCTGGAGATAAGAGGTTATCTACACTTTCTGCTTCTGAAAAATCCCCTGACATATATGACATGCCTTGTTTTGCTGTTGCCTGAGCATAAGCAGATATAGGATCTTTTTCTCCCTTCTTATGGAAATCATATGCTAATGCTAAAGTTTTGCTATCTAATTCTGTTACAGGCTGATCGTTTGGTCCTACTAATAGTCCTTTTTTAAGTGCATTTCCTATTGCACTATAAAATTCTGCAATATCCATCATTGCATTACTAACCATAGTTTGAGTATCACCACCACTAGCAGGTAATTTTTCGCCTCTATCCTGGCCAAACTTTAATTTGCTTCCTGGAGGGTCCATTAAAGGATTTTCTTGTAGTCCTGCAAGTTTTTTTAATATTTCCATTTCTTCTGACATTATATCTTCCTCTTTGCTCTTTTTAGCAACATCTAGTTTTTCGCCTTTAGGCTTAATTTGTTTATCAAATACTGAGTAATCAAAATCTAACAAATAGTCTTGTGCTAGTTCTTTTAACATAGGCCTTATTTTTTCAATGGCCTCTCCTGGAGTTCCTGTTTTTAAACTTAAATGTTTATCTAATGGGTCTAATCTAACTAATATGTTAGGCGACTCAACAGCAAAACGTGTTGCCTCCATTGGATCAATAACTAAATCACCTTCCCTGTTGTAACTACTGACTTCATATCCAAAGCCTTTTAACAGGTTAAAAGTTTTTTCTGCTACTAATTTAATGTTCATACGTCTATTTATCTAATCTTACACACTTACCCGCAAATTGTTCAATACCTTTTGTACATTTTTTGTATTATTTTCTATATTTAAAATAATCCAATAACTAGGATGTTTGCCACAATTAAACAAATAATGCTCTTTACATGTATCTGCAAAATAAACAAAACCAGAATCCCAATCTGTTATATCACTATCAATTACAAAATTAAAATAAGGTGCATTAGTATATTGTAAGGGTACTATAAGTCTAAAACAATCTATAAAAGGTTGTTTATGATCTCTGTGTGGAGGGAAAAATCCTCCTGGATCTAATCTTAAAACATGAGACCTCCATAATCCGTCTTCAAATATGTCTAATATTTTTTTAAGTTCAGGGTATTCTGCTACAGGAGTTCTAGTAGTAAAGGAATATTCGTCATACTCTGTTCCTTCTATTCCATTATATTCTCTAATACTATCTAAATCTGGTACTCCGCCCATACTTCCGTCTAAACTAGTAATACTTAAACCATATCTATTAATACTCTTTCTTGGATTATACTGTACCCATTTAAAATTATCATAACACCAATCTAAAAAATTATCAGGATTTATATAAAAATTTGTTTTTAATTGCTTGCCATATAAGGCCATTGAATTATATGCTGATGTATTAAGAACTAATTGATTATGTGTTAGTTTTCTCATTAAATAATACCAATAGGCATAGGATAGTCTGAATCATCTAATGAATCTGGATCATTTGGATCTACAGACAAACTACTGTTTACAGCATTATATACATCGTCTTCAAATTGGCTTATATACTCTGTCATTCTAATTGCGATAACTAAAGCCATAACTAAGTCATCTGTTGCTCCAGGTTTTGCTTTAAAACTATTACCAGAGCTTACAAAGTTTTTTAATTCACTTACAAGTGCTTTACTTTTTAATTTTAGTTTATCGCTTTCTACTAATCTTTTTAATTGCAAACAGGCTTCCATTTTGTTTTTATGAGTTGTATGGTATCCTTTTCTGCCTTTCTTACCTTGTATTCTTTTAGGCTCGTGTAAAAAATCTCCTGGAAATGTTTCTTCTCCTGTGTCTCTTATAACTACAAGAGCCGCTTCACCAATACTATTATTTTCTACAGTCCAATATATTTGTGATAAACTATTTGTTTGATCTTTTATGTAATGCATAATTTCCATCATTACTTTCATTTGCTTTTCTACAGGTGATTTATTATGATACCATTCACCCACTTGTTCCATACTAGGAACCTCTATAACCTGAATTGCGGCATTATCGCCTCCTGTACCACTACTAGGATCTAATGTAACCAAGTAGGTGCTATCATGTGTAGGTTGTTTATACCATCGTACTTGCCCACTTCTTAATATAGGATTTACACCTTCCATTTCAACTAATTTAAGTGGATCTATAAGTGTTTCATCATATATAATAAATTCACATTCATGCTCACGTCTAAATCTTTCTTCTCCTATTCTACCACGTTCCTCTGTTGCCCAGACGGCATCTCTATCTGGATGTTTATCCCATATTGCTAATAATGGTTTAAATCCATTAACACCTAGTTCTTGCTCATTGCCATGATCATCAAATAACTTATTTGCTTGACCCCAAATAGTTGCAAAAGTATCCTCGTCACTGTTAGGCGTACTTGTAATAATACATTTACCACCTGTTGCTAGTGTTGGAGATAATGCTGTCCAAAACTCACTTGCTATTCTGGGAGGTACAAAAGCAAACTCGTCTAAGTACACTAAGGTAAGTGACATACCCCTACCAGTGTTTTCTGTAGTTGTACTTGCTACTATTCTGCTACCATTATCAAAACTTATACTACCTTTGTTATATTCTGTTACACCTGCTCTGATATGATCTGGTACACTTTCGTATGCATATCTAATACGTTGCATAATTTCCTGAGCACCTGCTTGTTTATGAGCCGCAACTAATATTGTACTGTCAGGCTTAAACATAGCATACCATAACAGATAACCTGCGGCTACAGTAGTTTTACCCATCTGTCTGCCCAACATGTTTATACTGTATCTGTAATTATTGTAATTATGAATTAGATCTAATTGGTAACTAAATGGATCAAATTCCATTCCACCTTTTGTAGGATGTTGAATTCTGACATGATTAGTCATGAAATATAGAGGACCTGTGTCTGGATTTGCACAGTTCTTAAAGTCTTCTATAGTATCTGGTGTATATGCTACTTTGCTGTAGCCCTGTTTAACCAGACTGGTATCTGCTGTTCCTCTTGCCATACTACTATTTATGTAGTATAGTGGTTAAGAAATGCTTTTTTTCAGTTTATCTTTGAGGAAGTTTACTAAAACTTCTTTGTCTGTTGACATTGAAGCATCTTGAGGGGACACAACCATTACATTTTTATCTTCTGGTTCATCTGAATCACATGGTGCTTCAGGCTCATCATGATGTTCTGGCTCATCGTGTTCTGGCTCATCGTGTTCTGGCTCTGGATTCATACCATTTGGTAATGTTAGTCCTGCCATTTTAAGTACCTTCGCAAGTTCTTGCATATCATCGCCACTTGCTTCAATACTTACTGAACCTTTATCAGTATTTTTATGTTGTCTAAATTCTACAGAACCTTCAACTTGCTCGGCATTAGTACCTGTTTCACCATATGCGTCGCTCATTGCTTCTTGTAATCCTGCAAGAGATTTAAGTTCTTCTATTTCTTCTGAATATTTACTTGCCGCCATTTTTTGTTTAGGCTTTTCTGCTTTAGGATCTTCTTCGTCTTTTTCTGGTTCTGGTTGTTCTTCTTCCTGATCTTTTTTCATTTGATCTTTTGCAATATTAACTTGATCAGGAGTTACTGTTGGTAATCCTTTTTCAGCACCATACTCATGTGCTTCTTGATCTGTAGGCTCTTCAGGTTCTTGTGATTGCATTGGATCTTGTTGAGCTGGATCGGCTACTAAAGCCTTCCTAATAGCGGCCATTTGATTATATCCTGTAAATCCTGATTTTAAAATATCTACATAAGGTTCTAAAAATACTTTTAGAGCAGGCATAAATCTTTTGTTTATACCTCTTTCGTTTTGAATTTGTCTTAGTGCTTGTCTAATCATAGGCACATCTTTATCGTCCATCATTACATTTGATAAAACGTTAATTGGAATTTCTCCTGCCAATGCTTCTTCTAATTCTCCTATTGCTTCTTCTATATCTTGATCTAAATCAACACTATTTACTAGTTGCTGATCTTGTCCAGCCGCATCTACTTGATCTGCTTGATCTAAAGCATCAAGCATTCTTTGTATTGCAGGAGCAAATTTAGAATTCATTAATTTATCCATGTCAGATGCTAATTTACCTGCACCTTGTGAAGCAACATCTTTTCTTTGCTTTAATTGGTCTACACCTTTTTGTAATTGCTGTGCTGACTGCCCTTTGTCTTTAGCATACCTGGTCATTCCAGCAGTTACTTCAGCAACAGGACTTTCTTCTATACCATCTAACATATCTCTTAAATTCATTATACTATACCTTTTAGTGCCTGACTGTGATTAGATACTTGCTTCTGGCTCTCTGTACCTCTACCCATGTTAGGTAGTCCGTGTATTTGATTGCCAAGTTCTTCTAAGTCTTTGCCCATTATTTGATCTTTGTCAGGATAACTGTTCTGGAAATATTTTGGACCTTTTTCTTTCTTAATTTCTTCTAATGCTTTTAAAAACTCTTTATTAAATTCTTCGCCATAATGTGATTTAGCAAAGTCTATTTCTTCATTTTGTTTTTCGTAATGTGCTTGATCTTCTTTATTTAAAAGTGCATCTTCTTCGCTTACTTGTCTTTCAGTATCTGCTTTAGCTCTTTCTTCTGCCATTTCTGATTCTATTCTTCTAGGATCTTTTACATTATATGCAAGTACTCTTTCATGATCTAAACCCATATTTGTTGCACACCATACTTCTAATATTCTTTCATTAACAGGGTATTTAAGAATGACATCTGTACTACATACTTCTGATGTACATTGTGTACCTTTTACTCTATAAAACTCCATTGGATTTTCTTCAATTGGTGTTCTTTTAAAAGGTGTTGCACTAACTAGATTATATTTTGCTAGACATTTTTCTAACATATCCATATGTTCAGATCCACAATCAGCGGCAAATTTAATTCTATAGCCATGCTCTTTGCTTAATGATTCTGATATATAATTTTTAAGTTCCATAATTAATAACTCCGTTATAACACTTATTTATCATTTTGTTTCATTTTTTAATAAATAAAAATATGCAAACAAAAAATATTAAAGTAAAAGAAGTAGGAATACCTACTGAAGGGCAGTACACATTAGATAATTTTGGAAATTTAGTAGTTTATAAAGATGGAAAATGGATAGATACCAGTAAATTAACTGTCTCCACCTCCGCCTTTTATAATTTTGAGTAAATCATTTCTATCAAAAACTGTTGCTTGAACAGTTTCTTCGTTAGTGCCTTTGTCACTAAATTTATCGATTCTTGCTTTTTTAAGCATTAAATCTATTTGTTGTAACTTGGCTTTTGTTTTGGCATCACTGGCGTCTAAGGCTATCTTTAACATGTTACTTGCTTCAGCAAATACTTTACCAGCCGCCATATCACTAACATTCATCCCCAAATCCATTAATTGTTGATAACTGTTTATTGCCTTTTTGGCAATATCGTTCATTTCTACTTCGTGATCTTCTAAACCTTTTATTTCTTTGAATGCTAAATTTATTTTTTCGCTAACAGTTAAAGCATCTTGTACTTCCTCTATTGCTTCTTTACTTTCCTCTACAGTAGGTACGATTTCCGTAACTTCTTCTATAGGGGGTAAATTAAATTCCTCTTCAAGTTTTTTTGTCATATCTGTATTTATTATTTGCGTTTTTTAGCAACACGTTTTTTAGCCTTACGAGGTTTGTTATTTCTAAAAATTTGATCTTCATTTATAACTTTAAAACGTATTCCTTTACGAGAACACCACTCTTGTGCGGCTGTCCACTTGGCGGCGTTTATGGCTGTTTGAACTTTTTGTCCTGTGCTTCTGGCATTTTCTAATGTTGTCTGATTAGCAGGTTTTATCTCAATAAGTTCTACATGTTGTTTGCCGTCTTTGTCAGTATATTGTACCATAAAATCAGGAAAGTAATTATGATATTTTCCATCAACAGGGCTTCTATAAGGAATTTTTACATTCTCACTTGCCCATTTTGAAATGTTAGGATGATTATCACACATTCTCATAAATGCTAATTCCCAACTGCTTCTATAAGTAGGTGATTTTACTCCTACATATTTAGATGCATTTAAAACTTCATATTTTCCTGATGCGAATTTTGTTGCCATATTACTATTTATGGCTGGATGAGTTTAGATAATTTGCTACGTGAGTTTAATATTGGTGTTTTTAAATCTATTTTATTACCTGCAGGCCTATAAGAATTTATGGCCGCATAAGCATCTACTGTTAATTTTAAACTGTTTTGGTTCATTTCAAAATATTCTGTAGGATGTAAATTTTGTACTTCAGCAACTTTTATTAAAACTCTTGCCATTGCTAATGCATTTTTCTTTTTAAATCCTATTCCCTGTAATTTAGTTTCTATTACAGAAAGTGTACTAGGATCTATAGGAGTATCTTTAGGAGCGGCAATTTCAGATAAAATTTCTGAACTTGCTTCAGGTAATGGAAATTTTACACTTGAATTATCAATATATGCAACTAAAGTATCCTGAACAACTTTATATGATACTTCTCCACCAAATGTATTATACATTGATGTAGACATTATTCGGAACCTCTAGTTGGCGCACTTGATACATTTGATGTTTTTTTAAGTAATTCTCTTTCTACTACTGATAATGAATAGTTTTTAACTGCGTCTCCAACATCATTACCTGTTAGTTTTGCCATTATCGCTGTGCTTAACAATGACTTACCTGTAAACTCATTTGGATTTTGTGAGAAAGGAAGGTCTATTTGATCATAAGTTCCTTTAGTAGGTACAGTACCTTTTGAACCGTTTTCTTTATTTTCTTCTTCTGCTTTAGCAGTATCACCTTCTTTTTTAGGTACCTCTGAATCATCTGATGTTTGTTGTTGCTGTGGTTGTGACGTCCTGCCTCTTGTACCGAAATAAGCATCACTATTACCAAGGAATTGCATATCTGTACCATCGTCTAATAGTCCTATTGGTTTAACCATTACTTCATCACTAGCAAAATTAAGTCCAACAACGTTCTCAAATCTATCTAAATCAACACCTGATAAATCAAAGTTAGCAATATCAAATGTTGTAAAGTTTTCGTAATCACATGTAATAGTAAATTCAACAAATTCATTACTTGAATAATCCAAATCTCCAAAATCGAAACTGTTTATAAGAGGTCCAGTCATACTGTATTGTACACCTTTGCCTCCATGATACATGATTATATCAATACGTTCAAAAAACTGTTTAGTTCGCTGTAAATTTAAACCTGCTTCTCCACTTTTAAAATTGTCCATACCAAATCCACCTTTTGTATTTTCAATTTTAGCCTCTGTATTTAATTTTACATCTCTATCACCCTCTGCATTTCTATTGCGTGGGTTCATATATAGATATGAGAAATATCTCATTAATACTTGTAGCCATTCATTGTTAAGTGTATCAAATACAGAAATTTCAATAGGTGCATATTCAACACCAGTTGAAATTATTTTTTTCTTGTTGTATTGATTTTTAACAATGTTCTTGAATGATACTGAAGGAAGTTTTGCTCTTCTAACCAAACTAGATATGTTAGTTTTAAATGTATGATTTTCCATATCTAGAAAAGACGCCAACTCTCTATTAAAAACAAAGTTCACGTATCCTTCAAATTTGATACGTGGTGGATTGACGTCAGGTCTAAATCTGTAATTATTACGGAAGTCTCTGGCGTAGAACTTGTCTTTAGTGTTTTTACCTAAAAATTTCAGAAATTCCATACCAGAGCCACCTCAAGTTAAGCCGTTAAACTCCGATTGTTGTACCGGTGTCTACTGTTTCAGGGAATGGGTTACCTGCTACTGTTCTTCCGTTAATATCGTTATCACCTTCATAGTGAGTTGCGTTATCATAACGTACTTGCATAGTAACTGTTACTTGCTCATTTGTAGCATAGTCGCCATCACTGTAGTCGACGTTTGTTAAAAAACATCCTTCAAGGAACCAAACCTCTGTAGCACCAGCATTAACACCATCTAATACTTCAATTTGCATGTCAAATTTGTAATCTGAACCTGCGGCTGGAGTAGTTTGTTGGAAGTGGTTTACCTGTCTTTGGACCTGTGAACCTACTGACTTGGCTACTTGGTTAGTTATGTCGTCCCTTACTGTTACAGTAATTTGTTCCCAAGCATGTTTACCTTGTAGGTAACTTCTTGAATTATAACTATCAATTATTATTTCTTCATAAGTAATTTTAGGTCTAGTAACGTTTTGTACGTTTTGAGTCAATATTTTTGCCTCTGGTGAACCACCAAAGTTGTTTAAAAAACTAACCCTAAATCTATACTTCAGTTTCGGCATTAAAATACCGGAACCAGTTGCACCCGTTACCGGAACTCCAAACTTACTTTTGGTTTCGTTTGTTGCACTTGATACTGCCATATTGTTCTCCTAGAACTAAATTATATGCAAATATTTATCATTTCTAGCAGAAAATAATTAACAAGTGTTTTAATTTAATCACAAAAAAAGGGCAATTAAATGCCCTTTTAATGCTT